GTCCCATCCCCCGTCCAAGCACTCCCATTTCCAACTGCGTATCAACTGCTCATTGAGAAAATGTCTACGATCTTGAACAATTACATCACTTAAAAAATCCTGATCTCCGGGATAGCGACGTTGCAACAAAACAAACTCTTGCTGCCTAAATGTTTCCCAAACATATTCAAATTTTCTAGTATCCCACCACATTATCGAACTGTTGATTCCAGTATGGCTAGGACGCCATAATCGCTTGAAATCTCTGGGGGCCCAGAAATATTCCAAACTTTGATGAGTGATCCAATCAATGTTGTCTGTGATCACAGTGTCAAGATCAAAATACAGCATGGGTCCTTGATGATGCTTGTGGTTGAACAATTGCAGTTTATACCACCAGGCTTTTTTAGGACCCGAAACTTTTAGATCTTTTAGTTCATGTTTGATCATGTGTTCGGGAACTTTGCGATCTGCTTCGGTATACACATGCAATCTTATACCCTGACTCAAATGTCGGCTCAACATGTTGTAGAGTCTATCAACATATTCCCAGCCGTAGACAGTTCCATGTATGAGGCAAGCACAATCAACAGGGCCACTGGGAGGGAGTCCCGCTGATTCTGCTAGTGCTCTAATCCTATCCTTTTTACCCATGTTCCTTGCTCAATTTCTTCCACTGTGTATTCTGTATGACAAATTTCAGCCAACCATTGATGCCGATCTGTGATGCCAAATGCCAGACTTGACTGATCAACTATCACAGGAACTCCGGCAATCACTGCCTGTATTCCTGGGCCTGAATTATAATTTATCACTGCATCAAAGTCCCAGTGCAGATCAAAGCTGTCGTAGGTGTTGACCAGTTTTTTAGGCTGTTCCCAAATCACATGTTTAGGGAATCGACTTTGATCCAGTGCACATCGTGGATGCGGTCTTACCACTATTTGTCGACCGTCAGCAACTTCCTGTATGCGTTGTAGATACCAAGCGGTCTGATCAATGCCATCCAGCTGTAGGCTTTGTGTGTGCTGACCCGCTATCAATATGCGTCCATGGTTGAGAGAATTCTTTGATAATTTGATGCCCAATTTTTGTGGACGGTCAAAATCTAGATTGGTTTTATGTCCGTAATGGCCCAGTGCATTGATGTTGTTTAATGCTATTTTCCATGTTGTTCCGCGCAGCAATGCACCAATGTCAATGCACACAACTGGGCGTCCAGTGCGACGATACAGCTCATAAATTTCTTTGTTGGGCTGCATGCGACCCGACCAAAGCACACTCCATATCACTGCTATGTCAGCGTCACGATTGTTGGGCACTGTTTGGAATCCGTGCTTGTGTAGAGCAGCAAGCACCGCAGCCATAACTGGCCCCGAATTTCGAGCACACTGCAAAGGAAAATAGGTCACTGTTTTGGTCACTAAATATCTCACATGAAATACACAGTAATTACCACATTTCATCAGGCTGGCCTCGAACAATACGGTCAGCGCATGATCGACACTTTTGAACAACATTGGCCTGCGGAGGTAGATCTTATTGTGCTGGCAGAAAACTGCACACCACGGACCTCAAGATCAAACACAAAGGTCATTGACTTATTGGCGGCCAGCTCAGATCTACGTGCGTTTGTTGAACGTCACAAGAACAATCCACTGGCACACGGCAAGGCAGGGCCGCCCGATGTGTTCAATCCCAAAAAGCAATTTCGCTGGGATGCTGTTCGCTTTTGCTACAAGGTATTTGCCAAGGCTCAGGCAGCAGACATGATCAATTCAGGATGGATGATTTGGATTGATGCAGACAGTGTCACGCACACACCGGTATCTTTGCCATTTTTACAATCTGTGTGCCCCGGCGGGTCGATGGTCAGTTATCTAGGACGCGGCGAAAAATATCATTCAGAATGTGGTTGGGTGGCCTACAATTTAGATAAATCTGAATGCCGTCAGTTTATTCGCGATTTTGTAAACATGTATAACAGTGATGCAATTTTCAAAGAGCGTGAATGGCACGACAGTTATATCTTTGATGTGTTAAGAAAACAAATTCAACAGCGATGTCATTTTCATAATCTCAATCCCAGTTGGGAAGACAAAGGTCTTGCAGGGCATCCCTTTATCAATAGTGAGCTGGGCAAGCACATGGATCATGTCAAAGGCGATCGCAAACTACAGGGACATTCCAAACCCAAAGAAGTTGTGTTACATCAAGACCATCCCTACTGGCAAAAAGTATTAAACAGCAGGGGTCGAAAATGAAGGCAGTGATCTATCATGCTGATGGTCCCATGGCCAAAAACTTTCCCCCAGATACATATCGTAAACTGTTTGAGGGATTCAAGCAAAATGTCTCTTTGTTTGGCCTCTCAACAATACATCTAACACTGGACGGTCATCCTGGATGGGGAGACGAAAATTATTACTTTCCCAACTTAGACCCAGTGAACGTTGTTTACAATAGAGAAATCTGTTTTGTTGAATTTTTAAAAACTGCACCTGATGATGTATATTGGTTCACCGAACCTGACAGTAGAATTGCAGAAATGTGGCCGCCACTGGCAGGAGATCTTGCCTTGCTTCGACGACAAGATTTAGTTGCAATAAATCCTGCCTGGAGATTGGCTCGACCTAGTGCATTGCCCATTTTTGAAATGGTTCTGCAACATTTTGACCTAGATAGAAAATCATGGCACGGCGATAGTGTTGCCTTTCGGCAGTTATGGTTGGATTTTGGACAACCCAATATAGGTCATCTCGAACACAGTGGCGTAAAAATCGAACTAAGAAACTACAATGACTATTGTAAAATGAGTGCCAGATATACACGGCAATGGAAAGCCGGCAAGAAACTTAGATTATTAGGCGAAGGACAATAAAATGAAATCAATGAAAGATATGTTTGAAGAAATTTACCGCACCGGTGCCTGGGTGACCAAACATCAAAATCCAGTGTCACTGAGTGGTCCAGAAAGTTTTCCCGAGCGTGCAGAATTATATCTCAACTTCTTGAAAAAGTTTATCAAGGACAATCAAATAAAATCTATTGTGGACTACGGCTGTGGCGACAACGGCCTTTATCGGGAATTTGATTGGGGATCCACCAAATACACAGGCATAGACATCAGCCCCACTGCAATTTCTATTGCACAAAAAAACAACCCCAACAATACTTACATTTGCGATGAAACCTTGAATCTTCCCGACGCCGACATGCTGATTTGCAAAGATGTGTTGGGCCATTGGAGTGGACATAGAAGCACAGAAGAAATGGGAGATCAACTATCTCGTATAACAGATTGGTTGAACAAAAATTACGACAAGTTTTCTTACATCATTATAACTGATGCACACGAAGGCATGATCGAACAGTATTTCCCCCCGCATGCAGTGTTTGAAACTCAATTCATTGAGTTTCGAAAGAAGCGTAAAAAAATGTATATCAAGCGTCCAGCTCAAGGAAATTAATATGTATCAAACACACGGCTGGTGGTTCCCGGACCAAGACACACATTTTGCAGGAATGCTAGACAAGAATATCAAAAAGGGCGGCGTGCCTGTTTATCAAGAGCCTGTGAGAAAAGCCAGTATGAGCTTGTGCACTCACAAAGGACTGGCACTAGACATTGGTGCCAACGTAGGCTTATGGAGTAGAGACTTGTGTGAAAACTTTGATCGTGTGATTGCGTTTGAACCTGTTGCAGATTTTAGAGAGTGCCTGTTGAAGAATGTCACTGCTGCCAACTTTGAAGTTCGCGGTTGTGCCTTGGGAGAGCAAGACACACAAATCAACATGATCATCACTGCTGAAAATACCGGACACAGTCACGTTGATACTGCCAGCATTGGCACAGGATCAATTCCTATGTATAGACTAGACAGTCTAAATTTGCCCAAGATTGACTACATCAAAATTGACTGCGAGGGATATGAAAACACAATCCTGCGTGGTGCCCAGGAAACAATCTTAAAATACCGGCCTATCATGGTTGTGGAGCACAAAAAGCACAAGGATGTGGGACATACAGATATCGCACAAGCTCTAGACACACTGGTTAGCTGGGGCGCAAAGATCCTGACGTCAGTCAAGAATGACTATGTGTTAGGTTGGTAACAACGGTTTGAATTTGTTATAGATCAACCCAGCTCTGCTTTCTTTGTCAGTCCAGTGAGCAGCTGATAAATCCCAAAGCCATTGTTCCCTAGCAGGCATCAGTGGCTTTTCTATTTGTGCTATATCTTGATTGGCCACTTGCCATGCTACGCAATCAGGATCGGACGCAAACACAGGCACACCTGCTAACACACTAGCAACACAACTAGAACTGTTAAAGAACACACCGGCCCAGGCATTGTGCAAATCTTGTTGTAGTATAGTGGCACAACTGAACTTTAGATTGGGTATTCCAGCAAACAAGTTTGGGTTGATGGGATTCTTAGGATGTGGCCTAACAACAATGGGTCTAGTAGTTTTTGTTCTGATCAGTTTTACTGTGTCTAAGACCCATTGATTCATGTCAGTGCCTTTCATTGACCAGCCACCATCGCGTTGTCCGCAAACTAAGATATGATCTCCAGACACACGCCAAGGTTTTAACTCAAGCCCCAAACATTGGCTTATTTGATTCCACTTTTCTGGACCACTGTTTTTGTTGGCATATTCGTTTGTGTTGTAGTAAACACCGTCCAAACTGTAACGAAGAAAAATACTGTCGGGGTCGGCAAACTTAAAACAACTTCCGTCGATGCTCATTACTCGTTGATTTGCTATAACATCCTTACGAAGTTGTATGTGAGGGCCTTTGATGCTTTGACCTACCCATCCCAATATAACACCAAGTTTGGTGGGTGCTAGTTGTTGTTTGTCTTGTAGCAATGTTTTCAATCCCAGGTGATTGCACCCAGCAGCAAATGCCTGCAGCACTTCGACCTTGCGATTGCGGTCAGCAATACGTGGCAAGCTACTGAGATAAACCACTACATCATACATGATACTGCTCTATGATCTGCCAGGCTCGGCCATTTTGCATTTCTTTTTTGGTGAACTGACTGTATGTCAAAGCACACAACCAATCACCAATGGGACCGCGATACAAATTATTGATGTCTGCAACTTGTGTTCTTGCAATTGCAGTGGTAATGTGAGTGTTCAGTGTAATGATCGGCACGCCGGCCCATACAGCTTCCACTGCAGCAGCACTTGAATCAGAAATCACACAGTAGTAGTCATTGCTTGACATCAAGAGATCATAGACAGAATCTCTTGTTTTGCGATCCATGTGTTTGGCACGATATTCAACAGGTCGATCTGTGTGCTTTGCCAACTCATCAGTGATATTGTCACGCCAGGTGTCGCGGTCTTTTCCAAACAGTTGATAGTGTCGGTCACTACTTTCTACCACAAGTATTTTGTTGCCTGCAGTTCTCCAGGGCTGTGGCGTAGTTTCCAACAATTTCAATCTATCCGCTGGAAAATTTAAATGCGAAAGATTTTGATGTATGTGATTGTGACACAATCTGTGCCATGGTTTGCCCTTGGCAGCAATAAAGTTAGTGTAGCCTGCATCAGTAAACCAAAACTCTTGACCTGCAAGCATTCTCATGCTAATAGCCTGTTCATTGTCGACGATGTTTCGTATCAGTGCAGGCTCGTGATAATCACTGTTGACAACATACTCAACATCTGATGACATGTGTCTAGTAATGTTTTTTAAGAACCCTTTGTTCGCAGGATCTGTATACCATTCAAGTAGTTGCTGTTGATCAATACCCAACAAAGAAAAGTTATCAGCTAACCAATTTACCAACGGACGATACTGTGTTTTGTAATCAACTACAAGCTGATCAGTATAATTAACAAGCTGTTTGTGGATCAGACCATTGACTTCGGCAAAGTTTATATCCAACAATCCAGTTTTGTCTAGACGCTTGTGAATCTTGTCAACATAGGCATCAAGTTCAGCATACTGCATGGGCCTTTTCTTGTATGCTTGCACCAGTATTTTTTTAGCCAAAGGCTCTACAAGTTCTTCTCTATTGACTATTACTTGCATAATTTTCTTGTAGTATGCGCCATGCCAATCCAGATTCAGTTTCAGGCAACGAAAATTGATTGTAACTAAGCCAACGCAACCACATTTCTTGCAATTCTGAATCAATATTCGGTAAGTTGTCAATTTGTTGTATACTACCGCTGATTTGTGTGCAGGCACTGGGGCCCAAACTCACCACAGGTATTCCATGCTGTGCAGCTTCTACTCCGCAATTGCTGGCCCACACAACAACGGCACTAATATCTTTTTGTAGTGCTTCAATGAACGTGTCTGTGGTTACTCTGGTTTCTCTGCTGGCCGGTCTATGTCTTACTACGATCTCTCTATCAGTGTATTTTTTTATTGTATCGACTGTTTGTTTTAACCAAGTATCAGGATCTACTATACCATATCCCTCGGCCACTTTAGCATCAATGGGAATAATCATTATTTTGTTACCACGAACAAATTGAGATCTGTTTATGCTTAATTTTTTCAAACGGTCATTGGGTCTTGATTGTATTGGTATAGTAACCTGAAAATCGTTTTTACTAATTCTAAACCAAGTCTTAAAACGTCTATTTCCTATATACCCTGTATCTATATACCAATAGTCAAGGTTATGCTTCTGAGCCTGTGTCCTTGCTGCTGTTTTGCTTATGCCAGAAAACGCCATTGGGATTGTGGTGTTAGAATAAATTTCATCTAACCCTGTTGTCATTCTACCGCCGATGGCTCGAACAAATGGGCCTATCCATTTGTCTTTCTTGGCAGCACCCAACATTGTAGGCCTATCACTCATTGAGTATTCTCCAGGCGGTGCCGTCGCTCATTTCTGTAAATGTAAATTGACAGTAACTTAAATGACGCAACCAGGCGTCACGCTCGTCTAGAGATGGAATATATGGGTTTTCTATTTCAGCAAGAGTATTAGAGCACACCACTCCGGCAGCATTTGGTCCCAGCGCAATTGCAGGCTTGCCCAACATAACTGCTTCAACAGCGGCCACTGAGTTGTATGTGACCAAGCAGTGAACATCGTTGTCTAGAGCCTCTTCCATGGTGTCCACGGCCATGCGATCATTGCGTGGACGTTTCAGTCTAACTTCTACGGGGCGATCAGTGTGCTTTTTGATCTCAGCAACAGTTTCTGCAATCCACTGTTCTTGATCTATGTCCCACATTGTAAAACTTTTAACACTGGGCGGTGCCAACAAAATCTTACGCCCGGGTGTAAAGTTTTTTAAATTGACTTCGCACGGTGCTAGACGATCACTGGGACGTTCGATAATGTCTCGGGTGTCATGCACATTGTTTTTGATTATTCTGAAGTAAACTTTTCGACCGTGATTGCCAAAATAGCCATTGTCAATGTAGTAGTATTGTCTGCCTTGTTCGGCAGCAAGTTTGACCCAGCGAGTGAACTTCATACCGCGAACACAAATTGGATATTCAACAGGATATTCAAATGCTTCCGATGCCGATAATAATTTGCCATCGCATCCTTCGGCAAAGCGATTTACAAACGCTGCCTGTCGGTCCAGTATTTCCATGTCTGGACCTTTGCGATTTATACACAATACCTGTTTCATACTCTTTGCAAACAATAATCAGTTAACATGTGTTCGCGGTGCCATTCATCGCCCTGCGGAGTGGTAGCAAACTCATGAAAACACGGTGATCCTAGGGTGTAGTGTAGTAGTTTGGCATTGAGATTGGCACCGTATTCATCGGGTAACCAGTTCCACTCAGGTGGTAACTCTCCAATTCGATCATCGTCTAACCAGGTGAAACGGTGTAGTTCAGCGCCGGTAGATCGCTGGATAAAATCAGGAGTAAGCTTGCGATTAGGAAAACTGTTACAATTCCATAAAATAACACTACTCCAATTTTTTCTCGGGTAATCCTCATTCTTTGCTCCTAGATATTTCACAGGCATCCGGGTTTTGTAATCGTGTTTGACTACCTGCACATCCTTGTAAACATCTCTCTGATTCCAAAGTTCCACAATGTCTCCGCGAATAATCATGTCACCGTCGATGAATATAGCATGGCCTGTGTATTCCATAAGATGTGGAACCAAAAAACGACTGTAGATAAAATGATTACTGCCGTCGGTGTGAGTTTCTTTGTAGTCATCAAACAAATTCAAGGCCAATGGTATAATGGCCACTGGCGCAGATGCATTTCTAATAATGGAATTGGCACACACATGATAGGCCACAGCTTCCCTGGGATCGTATCCAACAAATATAGGAATAGGTTTCATCGTCGTTCAATGTCCTCTTCTACACAGTTGTCACCGTATTGAATTTCAATCAATTTGAGAGGCTGATCGGTTTCATTGCATAACTGATGCCATTGATTTACCCTAATCCAAGTATGCTGATGTCTAATGGGGGTAGACAATACTTCTGAATCAGTGCTGGCTGGGTCTACTGTGTATACTGTGGCTTCACCTTCAGCCACAAACCAAAACTCCGCACGTTTTTCGTGTCGTTGCATGCTCAAGCATGTCTTGGGATTTACTGTTAGTTCTTTGAGTTTGACGTGATTACCGACTTCGTGCAACACTCGATAGTATCCCCAGGCGCGTTGTGTTCGGGGTTTCTTCCAATCTTCAAGAATCCAGCTTGAACTGTTTTTCTTGTCTTCTCCACCCACGCCAAACACAAACTCCACATCATCAAACACCATTTCTGGAATGTTTTCCCGAGTGCGATCGCCGCCGTTGGCAAACACAATTTCAGCATCAGGGTAGCGTTGTTTGACCAGTCGAATTGCATCACAGCTGGAGCCATCGTCGTCGTTGTAGACCACCACTTCGTCCACCACTGCAAGATTGCCTACAATGACCATTCGCTCTTGCAAGGGCATGAAAGGTCTACCTTTTTTACGAACCAACCAGTCATCAGAATTGAGTCCAACAACCAACCAATCCCCAAGAGTTTTTGCTGCTTTGAAGTAGGCAATGTGACCCGAATGCAGCGGATCGAATCCGCCTGTAACAATAACAATTTTCATGTGGATATTTATTAGTGGGTATTGACGGTATTTAGGTTTTGGCCAAAATAACATCTTTACCTAAATTGATGAGCCGGTTGTATCCCCAACTCTGTAGAAGTTCTTCTGTTGCATGACTACCGAAGTTGTATTTTTTGACCAAAACTTTTCGTTCCATTAGTATCACAGGAAACGAGCGTTTGATTGTTTGCTCGGCACCTTGTATAATCAAGGGCTCGTAGCCTTCACAGTCTAGTTTGATAAATCCCACATTGGTTAAATTGTAGCCGTCGATGGATCTAATGGGGAAGTTGCCAGTTTCGGCATTGGGGTCTACAAAATTTCCAAAACTCTTGCCGGTTCTCACAAGATCCACAGACTTTTCTGTGTCGCCGAGACCGCATGATTCAATCTTTACATTTGAGCATGAAAATGTTTTCATGTTGGCTTCCAAACAAGTTCTTAGTTGATGGTCTATTTCAAACGCCAGCACTTGTTGAAACTTTGAATTCATATGATAACTCATTAGACCGTAATTGGCGCCGCCGTCAATTGCAACTGTCCAATTCTTTACCAACTCTAATGCACGATCTAAATTATCCTTTTGATAAAGTAGAATATCTCCAGATTTGCCTTGTTTGCGTAATCGCTTGACACTGCTGTGAAAACTGCTATCGTCGTCTAATATTTGCCAATCTTGATATATCATGGCAGTATTTATTGAGCTAAAATTTGATACTGTTCTACTAAATCAGCAGGTGTAGTTGTTTCAAATTCTGTTCTGTTAAACTGGCTCCAGCAGACATGTTCCCACCAGGCAGCACGATCAGGGTACACTGGTTTTGCTAAATTCTCAATGCCGCCCATGAGCAGTGTGGTCATTGATGGATCTACTGTGTATGCTGGCACACCCAACAAACATGCTTCAACACAGGCCATGGTTCGCTCACCTAC